GCGGATCCCGGCGATCGTGCTGTCATTGGCGCGGGCGAACTGGAACGTCGCTGCACGCAGCGCGCTCATCTCGCGGGCCGTGGTCTGGCTGCCCTTTGCCAGATCCTGCAGCGATCGCTTCACCCGGTCGATATTCCCGCCGCCCTTCACCTCGGCCGACAGCCGGATGGCGGTATCTAGGCTCATCCGGGCCATGTGTTATCCGATCGCCAGTCCTGGGGTCAGGCTATGGAGGGCGGGCAGCAGAAAGCCCCGGTGGTGGCCGGGGCGAGTGGGATCAGGGATTGGCAGCCCGGTTGATTGCTGCGATACGGCGGCTGGCTTCGTGGAGGGCGCTCACCTCTTTCTGGTCTTGCTCTATTCGAGCCTGCAACAGGCTCAATCGAGGCTCAATATCTTCGACGGATCGCACTGTGCCATCCCAGTCAGGAGAGGCGCTGTCGCGCTGGTCTTGCAAGCGTTGTCGGGCCTTTGCGTGGGATCGACGGCTTGACTCAATATCAAAAAGGACTACTGTAATACACAAAAGCCCCATCACAACAGCCGCCGCTTGAGTCAAAAGTTCATTTTTTGCTACCATACCAGTTACGCCGAAAACAGGCGTCGCAATAACTAAAAACATAAAGAGATTTAGACACTTCTTCAGAAAATCATACAGCTTGTCTTTCATTGATTTTCCTCGGGTGACGTAGCAGTTTTACCCATCACAAACGGCATCAGCCATTCGATTACGCCTTCTTGGCATAGGGCCTCGAAGAATGCTGGGTTGTTTTCGATGGAGGCTTCGAGTTCTGGGGTGCAGAACACGACTGCAGTTTCGCCTTTAACATACGCTTCAGAGTAATGACGCACCAGTGCCATTCCTGTCGCGACAGCAGCGGCCCAGTCTTTTTTATTTAACAACGCCGCAGCTCGCTCCATCATCCTTTTGCCTTCATCAGGGAAACTGAGCAAATGTGGCCGATCATTATCTTCGCCCATCACTTCCCCCCATCCGGCACAGCCCAGTTGCCGTTGCCGTCAGTCGTGAATCCCCTGTTGGCGGCAATTTGATTGTGCGCGCTTACAAAGCGGCTCTTCCATTTTTCACTGTTGCCGTGATCGCGTTCAATGTCGGCGCTGCCAAGAGGAAGGAACGGCCGGCAGTGCTCGCGAAACTCTCTGACGTGGTAGGACTTGCAAGATTCGGTGAACACCGAAAGCTGTGTGCTGATTACGTCGGCAATCACGTGCTTCGGCATCCGTTTCGCCGTTACCGGCACAGCTGGCACAGCCGGCTCGGGCGCCTGGAGCGCCTCCACCTTGATCTTGATGGCAGCAGTGAGCATCTCCAGCGCGGCCAGGTCGGCCGCTAGGGAGTCGAGAAGATGGGTTGTCATGGCGAGTGGGTGTGATGGATGATCAGTGGTCTTCGAGCTGCTCCAGCCCCTGGGCCAGCAGGGTGCGGACCAGGACCATACGGGAAGTGTTGTAGGCCGCGGCATGGCGATCGAGGGCCTCGATCATCTGACCGGGCAGCTTCAAAGTCATCGGTTGCATGGGAGCAGCCGGGCTGCGCATGTCGCGCAACAGTAAGGGCGGGCGTTTGGCGGCCATAGGCGGGGTGAGCGGGTGGCAGTGGTGTCCCGTGCGCGCACCTGCCCCACACCCTACCGCACCGGAACCCATTTCGCACCCATCACCCCCGCGCCGCCCCCAGATACTCCCGTTCCAGCAACCGCAGATCCTCCAGCAACCACACCCGGTCACGGCGCTTCACGCCCTCATCCTTGGCGCACTTAATGAACACGCCATAGTCGAGGCCCACGGGGCCAGCCATCCCCGGCCGCCACTGGGTCTGCATCTTCAGGAACCACGCCAGCGCTTCGCAGTTCTCCGGCAGGATCCCGAACGTCTCGGGCCGCTGCTCTGCCTCGGGCACCGCCAGGCCGAACACGGCAGCAGCGTCGGCCGCATCCTTGCCGTCGTCAGCATCACCCTTCGCGGCGCCAGCGAGGAACAGCGCCGCGTCGATCAGTTTTTTGCGCGGAAGCCTCCTTGCTTGGCGGCGGACTTGGCGGGCTCGCCGGCGGCGCTGGGCTTGCCGATACTGGCGACCCAGGCATTGAAGATCGCCGACGCAGCGCCCTGCATCCGCAGCATCTTGGCCTTGCTGGCCTCGGTGAACTCGACAGGCTCGCCAGCCTCGTCCACCACCTCTTCACCCCAGCCGCAGAGCACCTCGGCGGCCAGATCCTCATAGGTGCACGGCAGCGGCTCAGTGAGCACCTCCAGGTCATTGCTGCCCCGGTAGCTCTGCAGCGCCTCGTAGCGCTTGATGGTGGCCACGATCAGCGCATTGTGCTGCTCGTTGAGATCGTCGCAATCCTCCTGGTCCAGCACCCGGAAATGGGCGGTGAAGGTGTAGGCCTTCTTTAGGCCCGCCTTCACCGGCAGATCAACCGATACCGGCCACTCGATGTGGTCCGGCTCGTAGAGATGGAACATGGCGAATCAGAAGAAAACGAGGCGGGTTTCGTCGTTGCCGGCTGCGGATTTGGGCAGCGCGGTAAATGGGATCTGCAGCATGCTGACCCCGTCAGAATCAGGGAACGAGAGGTCGCCGCTGATCGCCGCTCGGGGGCAGAAGAAGATGGAGCTTTCGGTAGCCGTCGTGCCCTGCTGCACAACGAACGGGCCATCGCTGGCGCCGCTGTTGTCAGCTGCAGCGGTGAAGAAGTTCTTCGTCGCCACAGGCGGGTTTTCGATCGTGATTGTGCCGTTCGGGTTGGGGCGGTCGGTGATGCGGGCGTGAGGTTCGCAGCCGATCAGCGAGCGGAACACGGTTGACACGCCCCAGTCGAAGGTGAAGCCTTCGGAGCAGGGATCGAAGCCTTGGAACCGGATTGCCTTGGTGTGGGTCGGGGTGACGGGCACCGGCTCGGCTTGGTTGCTGTAGACGAATCCTTCAGCGCTCTTTGCGGTGGGGGTGGTGTAGCGGCCGACGCCGGTGATGGTGAAGGTGCCGTAACCGTTCAGGGTGCTGTTGAGGGCCGGGCTGCCACGGAATCCTTCGATCCGGTGAACGTTGACGCCGTCCTTGACCGCCACGATGGTGCAGCTGCTGCCGTTGCCAAAGGTGCTGATCGGCTGCAGCAGGGACAGCGCGGGGATTTTATAGCCCACTGCGCCGCCGGTGAACGATGCGGCGGAAGGAACCACCGTCACCTGCCGGCTGGCCCCGTCGTGCGCCACGATCACGCCCTTGTGGCCCGTGTTGGCGCCGCTGGTGATCTCGATTGGCAGCCCCAGGTAGGCGTCGCTTGCGGGGTTGCTGCCGCCCAGGTCCGCCAGGGTGAGGGTGTTGGCGCCGCCTGCGGTGGCTGTGCCGGTCAGCTCGGCGAATGCCGAGACGTTCATCCCGGCTGCCTGCAGCAGTGGCGTAAACCGAGGGGCGGTGGCGGCGACGCCAGAGCCGCCCCACTCGAATGTCACCGTGACGGCGACGTGCTCGTTGGTGAGCGGCTGGCGATCGGCGCCGAGGAAGCCCTTGATCAGGTTCCGCTCGACTCGGGGGCCGGTGATCGGGTTGATCTCCAGCGACACGATCTTCACCGCGTCGGTGTTGGCGATCGAGCTGGCCAGGGTGCCGTAACTGGTTTCGGCCTTCACCAGCGCGAACGTGTTACGAATCAGGAGTGCCATCAGTCTTTCGCCTTGCTGGGTTGAGCGGGCTTGGCGGGCTCAGGCTTGGGCGCCTCAGCAGCGGGCACCATCTGGCCGCTGGGGAGCATCACGTACTCGCCAGACAGGCCGTGGTGCTCATAGTGTTGGTCGGCCGCCATGGTTGGGGGTGAGCTTCCGTAAGATCAGCCTATGGAGCCGCGTTGATCGCGTCGTCGCGGGTCCGGTAGCGGATCAGGAAACGGTGCTGCATCCAGCCGGCAGTGGCGTCGGCCTGTTCGTACTCCGGCCGCCAGCCATCGGGCTGCACGTCATGGGCCAGGCCGCCAAGGGTGCGATCGCTCATCATGCGGGCGTGCACGTCTACGCCGATAGGGTCGGCCAGCTGGTCGGGCACGTCGCCGCGAACGTAGATCTCGATTAGCACCGGCAGCGCCTGATCGAGCCGGCCCAGGCTGGCGCCGGTGGTGCGCGGGGCGTTGACTGGGTTGTCCTCGCCGGGGCTGACGATCAGCGCCGGGGCCTCCGACCTGGAGAGCGCCTGCACCCGGCTGCGGTAGATCCTGATGCCGACCTGCACCGTGCCGGGGAGGGTGACGGTGGCGATGTGGTTCAGGATCTGCTCTCGGAGGCTGGGGGTGGTCATG